TTTATACCCTTTGTATAAACTGGTTTTTCTTTTTCTCTATAAAAGATACTATTAATAATAACACCATTTTTAATAGTATGTACAAAGAATGGAGGAAATTCTTCAATATCTGTACAGCCAATGATCATTAAATTTTCTTTCATAGAAGATATATACATACCTCCTTCACAAAATCCATGAAATAAAGGTCTATCATTATTTCTATAAGCCATTAATACTGTAGGATCTCTTTTATCTGTAAATAATAAAGCAGCAAATCCTAAATATTCACTTAATGTAGAAAAAACAATTCTCTCTTTCTTACTATCATCATCTAAGAGTTTAGCTAATACTTGAGTATCAGTATCAAAGTCTTTAAACCAATCATAACCTGCTTCTCTGCACATAGCCTGATGATTATTTAAAGTACCATTATGCACTAATATTAAATTATCATACTCAACTGGATGTGCATTTTTTTCAACTTTAGATCCTACTGAAGCCTTTCTTACATGGCCTATAAATAAATTGGTTCTTGGTAATTGTGTTGTTCCTAAGAATTCTTCAGCTTTTTTTTCTTTTTTTACTACACCAGTCTCTATAGAATAGATCCCAGTGTCATCTTCTCCTCTTTTTAAGGAATTATGAAGCATTAATAATGCTAATTTATCTGGATTTGATTTTCTCTTACCTGAGAAGCCTACTATGCCGCACATATATTTTCTTTAAGTTATTTAATTAAACTAATTCTCTTTCTTGGAAATCTAAAATAATATTAAAACGTTTAGCTAATTTACAAGCAAGATCTAAATCTTGATTATTAATAGCTAACTGAATATCTAATGAAGTTTCAGGAGATAACCAATCTTCTTCAGCAGCAAATTCTACAGCTCTTTTAGCTTGTCTAACAGCCCAATCTACTGTCTCCTGACTAGCTATCCAGAAATTAGAAAGAACTCTGTATTCAACACCATATGGCTTCTCACGATAAGCTCCTGCTTTACCATACATTTGTTTTCTCCTAGTATCTTTATCTAATAAAATAGATGGAATACCTAAGAATAAATCCATAGCCCTAACAATTTTCATGTTATCACTAAAGTTAGGATTTTCATATCCTATATGTATATGACCACCAGCAGATCTTAATGTACCATCACTAGGAGGAGCTATATTAGCTTCCATAGTATATACATTATAATCAGGATCACATCCAAATGTTTTTGCTTGTTTATTTCTTAGATATTTTTTATCTAAATCAGCTGAAGCAACTACAACTGTTTCTAAGTTTTCTGGTAACATACCATTAATTACACCTAAGCATAATTGAATAGAGCCATATAACTCTTTAGGGTCTAATGTAGGAGGAACACAAAATTCTACCATAACATTATCTGTTTGTATAGCATGACCTAAATCAGTAATCTTATGAGGATTATCTTTAGATCCTGGAATTAATCCGATAGCTGATGCTATTTTACCTGTTGTTTTATCTTTAACAAATGCTTCTGGATCACATCCAATTAATAATGTAGCTACATTAATTTTATTTTCTTCCATCTTTATGGTTTTTATGGTTTTTATTTAAATATTTTGTAAAAGGAGGTATATTTCAACCTCCTTGATTAATTTATGAAGTAACTTCTAACTTTCTACTGTTCCAATCTCCTGTTGCTACTAATCTAGAAGGATTAACCCTACCTTCATATAGATAAATAGTATAAGGAGTTTCATCTATCATAACTGTTTCAGCTGAATAACCTGCTCCTAACTCCATTCTATTAATAGAATTAAAACAATCATCAGAACAAGTCATAATATCAACTACTAATACTTTCTCAGGATCATCTGATTTTTTAATTCCAGGATATGAACCTAAATCATATAAATCAAAACCTTTAATAGTTGTAGTAGATTTGAATTCTAACCCTTTAGGAAAATAATCCATGAATCTTTCATAGTTATAGTTTCCTTTTCTCAGACTTCCATATAGAAGCACATTATTGTTATTTTCTTGCATTATACTGTTTGTAAATTAAAATTATATAAATTTGCTCTTTTTTGAGCATAAACTTTCCATAAGAATTTATTTAACATAGTTTGTAGATATTGAATACTAGTTATATATTCTTTCTTATTGTACATTTGTTCAGGATGCCCTTGAATACATAAAGCATTAGAATTGTGAAAATATACTATTTCAGCTTCTTTGTCATGTAATAATTGCATCTCTCTTTGATCTCCATTTTCATGGAATTTACTAATACCTTTAGTCCAACCTAATAATTGATAATCTTTAGATTGTAAACTATAAGGATACATAGCTTGATGATGTGTAGAAGTAATAGGTATAGTTTGCTCATCATAAGTCTTTATATTATGAACATATAAAGGATTCTCTTGATGTTGAACTAATGAACCTCCTGATAAACAGCAGATTAACTGAGCACCCCTACAAATACCAACCATTGGTAAATTTAAAACTTTAGCTCTATTAAAGACTTCCATTTCTGAATTATCTCTATATAAGTTGTTAGTTGTTTGAGGATGTTTCTTAGCATGATATATACTAGGAGTTACATCTTCACCGCCAGTAAATACTACCAAAGTTGCTTCTTCAATAGTATCTACTGTTTGACCTAACATCCAATTAGCATAAGGTAAATTACCTCCAACTACATAGATCTTTTGACTAATTAAGGTTCTCATTATTTTACTAATTTAGCATGTTTTCTTCTTAGAATTTTAGGAATTTCTTCAAGATACTTTTGAGCAGTTACATCACCAAAAGATGAAGCACTATTACATTCAAGAAGTATATAATCTTGATAATTCCTTTTTTTACCTTCAGATTCAGCACCTTGTACTTTAACATCAAAAGATAATACATCAGCACCAATACATTTTAAAGCTTTAACACAATCAGTAATAATATCTTGCCAGCTATTAGGTAACCTGAATTCAGGATTATTCTCCATTAACCAAACACAAGTATCATCATGATGTCTCCATTTTAAATCATCAGGACAATCTTTTTTTAATGCTTTTCTACAAGCATAGAAATATCCTTCTTCAGTAACATGTAATCTAAACTCTAATGCATAATTATAAAATTTCTCAAAAATATAATTAGACACTGTTTTACCTTTAATCCATTTATCAAATTCAGCTTTAGTTTTAATAAGTGTATTACCATCACCTCTACTGCCATAATGACTTTTAGCAACTAACCAAGAACCCCAGTTATCTGTTAATTTATCAACATCTGCTGCATTTTTAGTATAAGCCGCTGTCATAACTCCTGCTTTCAAGAAACAAGCCTTCATTAGAGCCTTAGATGAACTATTTTTAATAGATTGAATACTATTACACTCAACTCTTAAAGTTCTCTCAGAAGCCTCTATTTCAGTTGTAGAACCTAATCTAACTACTGCTCTAAAAGGTAACAAAGGAAGTTCTCTCCTTAATATACTATGAGAAGGATGTCTACTCCTAATCTGAGGTCTGAAAGAAGTAGGTACTTTCTTAGAAGTTATCGGCGTAACTGATCGCTTTACCTCTGCTTTTACTTGGGCTGGTTGTTTTACTACTGCCTTCTTCACTAAAGGGGTTGATGATTTTTTCTTGATTTGAGTCAACATATGGTTTTATTTGTTTAAATAATAATCTTTCTTTATTTCCTTTTTTATCTACTACTGTTGTAATAGAATTTTTATAATTAGACTTATCAGCTTTAATATTAATAACTTTTACAATATCACCTTTTTTAAAAGTTGATAATCTTCTGTCATCAAATATAATAGCAGATTTGTTTAACTCAATCTTTTTAGCAATTTTATTGGTAACTTTCTTTAGGTATTTAGAGTTTAATGCAAATATTTCTATTTCATTACTTAATACATGTAAATTCATACTATCAGCTCTACTGTTAATTGTAAAAGCATCTAAATATTTACCATCTTTATCTTGATCAACACCATAAGATACTCTAGTTGTTTCATACCCAAAGGTTTTACCTTCTAAAGATTTATACTTTTTAGGTACTCCAAATCTTGTTGTAGATTCTTTAGTAGTTTTAACTACAAATCTAAATAAGAAAGATTTAGTTTGACTACTAGTATTAATTCTACAATTATCTGCAGGCATCTTTTTAATAACAAAGTTTGTTTTGTTAGTATATCTATTTGGAACTGTTTTATCAATTGTTAAAGATATAACTTCAAAACTATTGTTATCTCTATCATAATTACCTGTAGTTACTGCATAAGCTCCTGTTAAAGCATCTGTTAAAAATACATTTTTTAAACATTTATCTCCATCTATACTTCTAAGAAGAGAATCAAAACTTGAATTAAGTTCTATTAAATTCTTGTATAAATCATAAGATACAGGTTTATCAAACAAATGATTAGTTTTTTCAATAAAAGTATCTACTGCTATTCCAGAAGATTTAACTTTTATTTGCTTCTCTTTTGCTACAGTAGCTTTCTTTTGGTTTAATTGAGGTAAAAATGGTACTGTTCTTATTTTATCATGTCCTACGTTTAGTGCATAATCAAGGAGTTCTTCATCAGTTAATGTGAAATCTCCTTCAATTCTTAAATTATGGCAATTGCCTAACTTATCAACTAAACATCTATATTTATATTTTTTTATCATGTCTTCTAGTTGATTTTCTTCTCCTTTATATAAAGGTAGGTCGTCTATTGTACCAAATTTGAAATTATAAGATCCTTTACCTGGCAATGAAGGCGCTTTCTTAGAACCTTCGGTATAAGCCTTAGCTCTTTTAACTAGTTCTTCTACTCTATCTGCTGAATATTTAGGTTTAGGTTTAGTTTCTATATAATCAGGCATAGTTATAACATCATTCTGAGGTTCATCTTCATCTATAAATTGTATAGGATGAAATTGACCTGCATCAGTTATTACATAGTCTTTCATAGCTTCTTTTGATGCCTCTATATACTGATTTCTTAATTCATTTTCTATATATTGAGTATCTATAGGTTTATAAACTGGTTTATCTTCAGATGATTTAGTATCATATAATTCTTTAACAATTGCTGAAGATATAGCATTATAATCTTTAGCCATTGTATCAATATCTTTAACCCATTTATAAGTACCATAAGATTGAAGAGGTTTTACTTCAGTTTCTACATCTAATGATACCTCTTCTTTTTTTGTTTTTTGTTTCTTCGGCATCTCTTTCTTTTTAGTAGCCTCCCTAGCAGTTGCTAAGGAAGCTAAATAATCTTTATCACTTTTTATTGCCATTATTTAATTATTAATCTACAGTAATATCAGCACCACCTGATTTAGGCCATTCTTCATTTACTGTATAAATACTTAATTCATTTCCTCCATTAGGATTATTAAAAGTACCTGCTAAATCAAAATATTTAGAAGCTTCAAATAATAAACCAATCCTAGCAGAGGCATCACCCATATTAGAAGGATTCCTAATATAACTAATAACACCATAACCTTTACCAATTAGATCTTGAGTTAATTTACCAAATAATGGAGCTAAATAAGTACTAAGAGTTTCTAACCTAGCTTTAGTTATATATTGTGAACTAGCAATATTAATACCACCACCATGAGAACCATGTTCTCTACCACCACAGCAGAAAAATCCTCCTCTTGATGCCCAATTATAACTTATTAATGCATCACTACCAGCTTTATTTAATTTAATATAAGCTCTATCTGATTCACGTGTACCAGCAACAGTTAATTTATTTCTTTTTAACCAAGCTTTGTAATCTTCTTTGCTTTTAACTTCATCTAATTGTACAAAAGGATCTAATTTAGATAAACTTTCTTCTTTTAACTCAGCAGCTGTTTTTACTGGAGCTACTTTAACTTCTACTTTAGGAGCAGCAGTTTCAACTCTTCCAGCTTTTATTGGATTTTCATCAATAAATTTCTTAGCACCTGATCTAGTTAAAAATCTAGCTCTAACTCCAGGAGCTTCTTCTCTAGTATTATCTGCTACAGTAACAATTACACTGTTATCTGCCATTACAGCTACATACTGTTGTCCTTGATGGATTGGTTTTGGATTCTTTTTTGTTGTTTGAAATACTACTTCCATGATGTATTTAAATTGTTTTAATTTATTTATTTATTTATTTTGTCCATACTGTACTAATTACCAGATCACTTATAACTGGTATAGACTTTATGAATATTTTACCAGAATCTTCCATAATTTGTTTTAGTTTAATTCCCCATTCTTCTGCAAATTCTTCTTCACAATAAGTGAATATAGCATCATGAATCTGAGAAAATACTTCAACTTTATATGGTAATCTGAGAATTTCCTCTCTTAAATTTACCATAGCTAACTTACACATTAGAGCACCTGTCATTTGAATAGGTGTATTCTTTGATGCTCTTGATATAGCTCCTACTATTTTTTGATCATTATTACCTCTAGGATTATAATTATCGAAGTATCTAATACCTGAATATGGCCTATAAGATCTTATAAATCCATGATTTAATCCATAATTAGATAATCTTTCTAAGAATTCTGCAACTTTAGGTACTGCTTTAAAATAATTATCAATAATAGCACCTGCTTCATCAACTGAAATACCTAATGTATCTGATAATTTAAATTTAGAACCACCATAAGCTAACATAAAATTAATAGTTTTAGCAATATCTCTTGGAGATTTACCTCTTAAATATACTAATGTACTTCCTGCATATACAAATTCAGGTTTTTCTTTAACTTCACTTTCTGGTATACCAAATACTAAAGCTGCTACAGCTCCATGTAAGTCTTTACCTTCATTAAATGCTGCTAACCAAATTGGATCTTGAGATCCTTCAGCAATTAATCTTAATTCCTGACCACTAAAGTCAGCTCCTACTATTTTACAGCCTTTAGGAGCATCAAAACAAGCAAAATATTCTTTCTTTGCAGGTATTTGTTGTAAATTAGGCTTAGAACTACTAATTCTTGCAGTATTTAATATCTGCCAATAATCAGTATGTATTCTTTTTGTATTTTTATTTATAAATTTAAGAAAATCAACTCCATATGTAGTAGTTAATTTAGCTTGTTTCTTATAATCTATAAATTGTTTTACTATTGGATAGGTAGCTTGATATTTAGTAATAGATTTCTCTAATACATCATCTAACTCCATACCTATATTTTTAAATAATTTTAATACTTGAGTTGGAGAAGACCATTTAATATTAACAGCTCTCTCACTTCCTCCAAATATATCAGTTTGTACATATTTATTTACAAATCTAGAACACTGAGGATCTTCTTGAATAAAATCATCTAATTTCTTAGAATAATCTCCAACATGATTTTCTGCTATTGCAGCTAATTTAAGCCATTCTGAGGGATTAAAACACATCCCATTGAACTCTATATCAGCTAAAGCTAAACATGCCTTATTCTCAAGATCTAACCAGTTATTTAGATTATTAAATATAATCTGAACCATCTGTTTATCTTTGATTATAGGTAAATAAAGTACATCTTCAGAACCATAAACTATTTGTTTATGAGTAAATGGTTGCCCTTTTAATCCTATAAATTGATTTCTAACAGATTTATCTAACTCTTTATTACAATATTTCTTAGTAAGAGCTCCTAATCCTAATTGTCTATCTTCGATACCATTAGTTAGAATACATTCTGCTAAAAATGTATCATAAATATTATTTAAGATTACTCCTTCTTTCTTTAAAAACTTATAATCAAACTTTAGATTCTGACCTAGTATTAATTTATCTTCTAAATATTTCTTAAGGCGTTTAACATAATTAGTATTTCTTGTATCTAATACCCAAACTTCTTTACCATCAGATAATTGAAGCATAACAATTTTATTATTATGATCAAAGAATCCTTCAGTTTCAGTATCTAAACAAACAAACTCTAAATCTTTTATCCACTCAATACAATCATCTATTGTTTTTACTTCAAATAAACCATTGTTTTCAAATACTTCATAGTTACCTACAAAGCTTATTTTTCTCTCTCTCACTCATCTCCCTCTTTAATTAAAAAATAGTAGCTCGGGGTTACATGTTTCTGAGTGTACTCCCCCGATGTTTTAAACTCACACTACTACTTTAGTTTATGTATTATTTTAGAATTTCTTCAATTAATCTTCCACTTAATTCATCAAAAACTAATTCTTCAGGATGGTACTGCACCCCTGATATTTTTAGTTCTTTATGTAAGAAAGCTTCAACTATAACTCCTTCAGGCTCTTGATAACGAGATACTGCTATTTCTTTAAATTGATCTGAAATAGTATCTCTTGTTACTGCTTGATGATGATGAGAATTTACTTTTAAATAAGGATTTAATACTCTTCCTTTATTATCAGGTTTACCTCTACCTTCTTCATCATAAACAGTAACAACTTCATGAGCTGTTTGCCATCTTCCTGGAGATTGTGGATGAGCTATCAAATGTTGAACTAATGTTCCACCAAATTTAACGTTTAGCATTTGAAACCCAAGACAAATACCAAAAATTGGTGTACCTGAATCAATATAATTTTGTAATCTTTGTTCAAAGAAAAACTCTTTAAATACATCATGGTTACCTGTTTTGTATCCTGGAATTTTACCATACTTAGATGGTGACAGGTCAAGTCCTCCAGGCAATATAAGAAGATCTACAGCTACATGCTCTTCTTGTGGCATAAGTATTCTAACATCGCCATATCTTGCAGCAAACTGCATATAATTACCAGTTACTCCAAACATTTTATCTTCATTTAGGAATCCTGGAATACCTACTAATAACTTCTTTTTTTCTGACATTTTATTTTATTAAATTAAGTGAATATTTTAGTGCCCATTCTAATGCACCTTCGTAACTATAATCTATACCTTCATTATTATTTTTCCAAGGATTAAATATTTCCTTAGCCCAAGAATCACTAATAAAAGGAGCTTGATCTCCTAAACTGGTAGGTTCAATATATATACATATATTGTGGTTATCTCTTAACCAACATTGTAATAATGATTGTGTTGGACGTTTATACTCAGCTTTTACAGTTCTATTATAACCTTCACTTTCACAAGCTAACTTTTCTTCTTGCCATTCTTTACCTAGTTTATCATCATGATATTTACCACTACCATATTGTATTTGAAATTCACCAGATAAATCATAAAAGCTATCTTTAGTTTTTAAATCAAAGCCTTTATCTTTAGCTAATTTAGCTATCTCATAACTTATTAACTGGTCTTCCATTATTTACTTGATTTGATTAATAATTGATAGTGTGCTCTTTGTAATCCTAATTCATCATATTGAGTTTCATCATAATAGCAGCCATTTTTAGCTTCTCTATCTTTATAAACTCTTTTATTGATTTGTCTACAATAATTGCTACCTGCTGATTTAGCCATTACAGTATTATAGACTTCTATTATAAGATCTTTTAATGTTAATTTATCTCCTAGATAACAATAAGAAGTTCTATAGATATCCTCTATACTTCTCCTAGTATTAATATCACAATATAACTCAGTATTTACAGCTTTAACAACTGTATCTGAGAAATATGTTTTATATTCCCAATTAAATTTAGAGAAGAATTTTCTAACAAAAGATTCTGTTGTATTATCACTCTTTAATTTAATTTTAGGAGAATTAGCACTTCTTCTAAACTCTACTCTAGGTAAAGTCTTATAATAGTCTTCAGCTTCTTTAATACGACTTAAGATAGCTGTAATATTTAATTCTACAGGTGCTCTTAAGTTCATATTATTCAGCTATTAATTTCTTAGCAAATGAAGTAAATTGAGCAGCTAGAGTCATATCCTCTTGTAAAGGAACCATATTCTCAGGTTTACCTTCAGCCCTAGCTAAAGCAATAGCTCTACCTTTAGCCCTAGTAAATCTATCTCTAATAGAACACTCAGCCATACCAAACCTAATTACAGGTTTATCAGGATTTGATTTATCTACAATACCAGCTACAGATGCTCTTCTGATCATCTTTTTACCTTTATACTCTCTGTTTACTTCTCCGTAGAAAAATAGTGGTTTTTTTGTGTTACTTTCCATTGTTGTTCGATTAAAATATTATTTCTTTACTAATTAATGAGATTGAAGTTACTGTAGGAAGTACTTCAATTCCTGTTTTTAAACTACCATCAACTGTCAATAAAGACTCTTTAGTAGTATCTTTTTCCATTTTCTTTAAAATAGCTTTTTGTTCAGCTTTGTCATATGAACTAGCGATAACAAACATACTATTATACCCAAAGCTCACTTGATATAGTGAACATTCTTCTAATTTAACTCCCATTTTAGATTTGTTTATAAGTTCCTTCTTTAATCCATTTGGCAAAATCTGCCTCTTTTTTACTAATTCTGGCTTGTATTTGTTCTTCTGAGAAAAATGATTTAACAATTTCCATCCTAAGTAACACATCACCAATTTCATCAATAATTTGTTGTACATTTACTTGTTCTGGTTTTAAAAGCTTTTGAGTAAGTATAAGAGATAATTCTTGTAATTCCTCAGTAGCCTTGTGGAGATTATAAAACTCCCCATTCATAAGAATAAGTTGTTCTATAATCTCTTGGTTTATTTTAATACTCATTAATTATTTTTAAATTTATACTTCTTTTCTCTTGTTTTTAATTTAATCTCAGATATTATATAGTTTATAAATAATAGAATAAACCAAATAACAAATACTGGCCAAAATATAGCACATAATAGGGGTAATATAATTATAATTTTATGTTTAGACATACTTACTATCTCATGAGAAGCTACTATAGCCCATATAATAAAGCTAAATACAAAGTATATACTAAGCATTAGCTTTAAGATTTAATGCTCTACAATCAACTACAGATGCTGCTAATTCATCTTTACTAATAGGATATCCTTGTTTTACATAAACATTCCTTTTAACTTGACCACAATAGTAGTTAATAGAGGAAGAATTAACTGATTTTATAAGCGATTTGATACCTTCTTCACTTTTATTAGGGTAATTTCTTTTATAATAACTAATTACAGAAGGGTCATTAGATTGTTTTTCTAATCCTCTATCTAATTTAAAATATAAATTAACACATTCCTCTAATGTATAAGTATCTTCACAATAATGTTTTAATAATAGGTATAGATCTATAATACTTCTTCTTCTACCTCCATAACACTGCCTTGATTTACCCTTACATGATGTAGCATAAGCATTTATAAAGAATTTATATAATAAATCATAGAAATCTGTTACGGGTTCTGGTGTAAAGTAATTAACTTCGTTACTAAAATAAATAGTTTCATATTTATCTAACCTCTCTGTTATTTGTTTATATGCTTCTTCTTTTTCTTCAGGTTTTAAATTATGAAAGGCAGTAGCTTCATCATAAACTCTCTTTGGAATATTCATTGAAGTAGCCGCAATACTAACTGCTATATCTTTTTGTTCTACTGTTAACATACTTCCTCTAATTTAGATTTTTTAACTTCTTTAAATGTTTTCATCTTAGGATTATCATTTTTAAATTCTTCTTTAAGTATTGGTAATAAAGTACCATAACCATATTTATTAAATACTTGTCTTTTAACAGTACTGCAATAATACATTGCTACTTGACTATGAAAATTTAAAGATGCTGCTGCTAATTTTTTATCCTGATCTTTTTCATCCCTCATAAAATAAGGATTTTTCATATATGATTCTATATAACCTTCTTTATCTCTTGGTAATCTAAGATAGATATTCCAACATTCAACCATTGACATAGGTTCTTCAAGATAATACTTTTGTAATAGATAAAAATCAATAGCTGATCTTGCTCTACCAGCAAAACATTGATTACTACCATTTACAGTATGTAAAGTAGCTCTTTTTTCATAAAAGAACTTATTAAGCATATCTACTAAAGATAATGCTTTTATATTTCTACTAAACTTAATAGTTGAATAATCTCTATCAAGTATTTCTTGAAATTTATTTAATAATTCAATATGTTTATTTTCAGGTACTAATTTTAAATTTGTTTCTATAGTATAATTCATTGTTTTGATTTAAATAACAGAGAGGAACCACCCTCTCTGTCTAACACTAACCACAATCTACTTTATTTAAGGTAAGGGTAGATAATCGACTTACCATAACAACCACGTTATATTTTTAATAAGAGTCTTCTAATGTCACGCCTAAGCGCCACTTAGGATTTGAACCTAATTAATAGTAGTTCCATCCCTATTATGGGTGACCTTATATTTTAATTATATTTATCCTCTAGTATATCTTGAATAATTATTTCTATTTCTTCAGGAGTATCATTAGATTTAATATATAATAATGCCTGATAAATTAATAATCTAACATCTTCTGCGCTATAAGTTTTCATAATTTATTAATTTAATTGCACTGAGTACAGAATTTGAATCTATATCAATCTCAACGAGAGACCGTAATTGCCATTTATACTAACTCACTGGTGGGCCTACTGGGGCACGATCCCAGTAATATTTAATTCAATACACATTTGTTAAGCTTAACATGATTTTTCTAAACCATGAAAATATCTAATTGTCTTATATCAGCTACTAGATGGCTGTCCCTTTAAGTTGAAGGTTAAAAGAGAATAAAATCCTAATGAAGACAAATATGCTTTAGACACATACTTGTTATTTTTGTGTATAATTAAAATATTAGCGCCTGCTAGGTCCAAGTTAGGTTCATTTTTATAGAAGAACCTAAAACAAACTATTTCTTAAACAATGATATTATATATCTTGTTGTAGGAACTAATGGAAATATATCCCATTTAATCCTAGATAAATCTGAGAATAGAAATACACTAGTATCAATTACTATTATAATAGCTAATAAAATCATGATTTCTTTAATCTATTTCTCTCAAATCTTGAATCAAAGTATACTAATATATACCATACAAGCACTACTAATGTTCCTATTAATAGCTCATTCATAATCTAACGTCTTGAGCTACTATAACTCCTTGAGCTATATGATGATCTACTAGGACTACTATAAGATCTACTTGGTGAGCTATAACTAGATCTACTAGGAGCTGAATATGTACTCCTGGAAGGTGTATAAGAGCTTCTGCTTGATGATCTAGTACTAGGTGCAGTGTAAGATGACCTATTAACTTTAACGCTTGTAGAAGGCTTATATGAGCTTACTTTAGATTTATAAGCACTAGGATATAACTTTGTTTTAACAGCTGTTGTTTTATTAACTGTATATTGACTAGGTTTATATACTTTATTAGTTCTCTGCACATTTTTATAAGAGCTTGAGAAAGCTTTAACAGGAGTACTTGGAGTAAACTTAGTAGTTACTGGCCTATAATCCCTACTTGTAGGATTCTGATAATAATGATGAACTACATTGTTATATCCACCATGATTCATTAATGATGTAAACAATAAATAATTCATTAAAAACTGTTGACCATTGTCATCAGTAACTTGAACTACTTTTTGACCATTTTCCCAACCTTGAACAGCTTGAGGTTCTTGTTTCTCTGGTGAACAAGATACCATAAATAATACTGCAAATAGCAGAATAAACATTGATTTTAGATAATTTTTCATTTTATTGATTTTAATTGTTTGTTAATTGGGTTAATTGTTTGTTTTAAAATAATTCATTATATCCTCTAATTCTAGGATCATTAATTCAGCATCTTTATTAAAGATAGTATGTTCAGGTAATTTTAAAGAATAATAATTATAAAAGTAATAAAGCTCATAGTAATTATAATGTTTATGTATATAATACCATATATAAAATACTCTAACTTGTATACAATAATCATTATTCTTTTTTTTTAACCTAAATACATCTGGTTTAAGACCAAATAATAATATAATAGATGATGGATTAACAATAATAGTAACAAGGAATAATAATATAAAAGCTGATACTCCTAAAAATATTACTATTGCCATTATTCCTCTACTAAATATTCACCTGTAACTGGTATAGTTGCTATTATTGGCCCACAAGCTGCCCTTTTAGCTACTTCCATACTATTGTAATAACCTCCTGTACTATGTGGAGTAGGATAGATATTAATATACTTAGTAATAGTTTTAGTAACTAATCTTTTTGCTTTTTCTGGTGCTTTTATTTCTGGTTTACTCCAAAATAATGTTGGCTGGTGATGATTATTATCATTATAACCTTTTAAATTGTAGGATTTTCTTCCATGAAAGAACTCTATTAATAAAGGATAACTAAATAAATGACTAGTATTTAATATTTTACCTTTACCATATAACATAGAATAAACCTCATCACCTACTTCTGCATCTTTAAATGGTGTTTCCATAATCTTCTTTTTTTAAATAAACTTTGTATAATTTACCTGTTTTCTCTGATGTCTTTAGTATAAACTTACCTCCATTAATACCTTCATACACTTCTTCTTTCTCAGTAATAGTTGTATTATGTTCTAATGAAGCTTGTTTAAATATTTGATCAACAACAGTTTGTTCAGCTACTTCTTTGTTATTCTTTTTAACAAGATATATTATAACAACTACATATACTAATGTAATTGCTATTGAGAATATTAATCCTAACATACTTTGAATCTTGAAGGTGAAACACATACAGTTTGATATTCATTAGCTTTAACAAGATATCTTTGAGCATACTCGTTATTAACCCACTGATAAACATCTATTACTTCAACACAATATTCTTTGTTTTTTTCTAAAGTCTTAGTAGGTTTAATACATTTAACTCTAATAAATTTTCTATTATTTTCCATTGGTTTTGGTTTGAGTAGCTATATAAGCTAACATTAATAAATGATTCATAATTATTCTTCTATTTGATATTCTCCTGTTACAGGTACTCCACTAGCTATTATATCATGATGTTGAGCTAAAACAGTAGCAGATTTTTGATTATTATATAATTGTACTCTACCATCTTTATATATATTAATATATTTAGTAATAGTCTTAGTAATCATTCTCTTAGGAACTTCTGGTTCTATAATAGTAGGTTTATCCCAATATAAGTCTGGTGTAATATCTCTAAAACCATCATTACTAAAATATCTAATTATACCATCAAAGTAATAACTTTTATCTGGTAATCCTATAAATCTAACTGTAAGATAACTTACTCCTAAACTATTTATTACACCATATCCAAATCTAAGAGAATATACTTTATCTTCTACTTGAGCTTTACTAAAATCACTCATAACTATTTTTTGATTAATGATACACCAGTTGAAGAAGTAGTAAGTAAATATTCAACAGAATCTACTTCAATTACTTTAATTCTAGTAGTACCTGAATACATATCATATCCCTCATATACTAAAGCAGCCTCACTATTAGCAGGTGCTTGAGTAATCTCTCCAGGATCTCTATTAGCTTCATGTGAAGTACAAGAGATAAATAATGCTGTTACAGCTAATAATAAATATTTCATATTTTATAAACTTAATTGTAATAATTTTTGTTTGTAACCACCTGATATACTATGTCTATAATTATTGTATTCAACTAATTCTTTAAACCCTATACTTAATAGATATTTGTAGTTTGGTTGACTGTAATAACTAGCACCATAACAAGTAGTAATAGATCCTACTCCACTTTCTTTATAACAAGCAAAGACTTCTTTAAGAATACTATCTATAGATTTTAAATCACCCACTATAGCATATAGAATAGCAGCCCCACATCCTGTAGGAGAACATAAAATACTAAATCTATTAGTAATACTATAAAAAGGGTCAATTGTACCAACTTTAGTAGATATAATTACATCTAAACTAGGATGCCATTTACCATAACCACCTACTAAAGCAGTAAATTTAATCTTTAAATCACCTTGTATGAAATCTTTGCCTATTTGTAATGTTATTTTGTCTTTTGTCATAGCTTAGATTTTACTAAATTCTTTAATACTGATCTACTAATTTGTAATCTTTCAGATGTGTATGTATTAATACTATCAATATCTTTAATAGATAAACAAGGTTTATTCATAAGAATATATTCTTCAGCAGCTTCTTTAGTTGAGAAAAATTTAAGAAGTTTATTACTATATAAATTATCAGAATTATAATTAGAATTAAACATCTTCCTTAATTCAAAAGTTAAAGAATGTACATACCAATATAAATCACCTTCAAATATATCAACACCATCTTCAGTAGTAAATAAAGGAGTTTTAGCTTTTTTAGCATCAGCTATACACATCCAAGAATGCCCTATATTTAAAATAGGTACCTGAAATAACAAACTATTAAATGAATCAATTTTAAATTCAGAAATAATACCTTCAGTAGTTTTATCACCAACTATAAATACTTCCCCATCTTTAAGTCGTTTGATAGAGCGTATTTTATAGTGTTGACTATTAAGCATTTCATCTAAAGGAACTTCTCTATCTCCAAATTTACTTTTATAACCTTTAGTTTTAAAATACAATAGGTAATCATCTGACTTTTCTTTTATAAAAGATAGTATCTCATACTCTTTTTCTACTATTTCCTCCCAGAATTCAGGATAGTTTTCAACAATATTACAATCTTGAATTACATCACCACATTCATCATTATAATTAAGAATATTGTATCTATTACCATATTTCTCAGCTATTTCACCAAAATTAGGACATCCAGGATACCTTTTAATTAATTTATATCTTTTCATCGTCTTTTAGATTTAGTTTTTTTAAATTGTTTGAATATTGGTCTAACTGGTGTATTTAATGTTTTTATATAATTGATTTCAATATGTTTTTCAATCATACCTTCTAAGATAATACTAATATAGTTTCTCTCAGGTAATACATGTCTAGATTGCTGTATAACTCTTTCTAAGCCTATATAAGCAACTATAATACAATCTGGGTATAATGGGCTATCAAAGAATTGAGCAGCGTAGAAGCCTTCATATTCATTCAGATATTTTAATTGCTCAGGAGATAATTCATATAATGCTCCTTCTACTTGTTCTCCAAGATTAGGTACTATATTAGCAAAACCTGAACAATTAAACTCTAAACTATATCCTTCTAATATATAATTATTTATATATCTACAAAACCCCACTCTTCTGAATAGCCTTTCACTTAATAAATTACTTCCAAAAGCGAAGTAGAGTATTCTTTTCATAATTATTTATTTAAAATGTAAAATTTTCTGTTTCTTCTTTTATTTTCTTTGATTCTTCTGTTTCCTCAGCTAATACTAATTCACTTATATAGTAATAAAAACTATCATGAATACTGAACTTTACATTAACACAAGGTGTATCTAATCTTGAACCTATACTAATTATTTCACCTATACCTTCTTGTCTACAATATAGTCCAGGTTCTTTACCAAATATACTTGGATGTATTCTAACTTTATCTCCTACTTTCATAGCTAAAAATTAAAATTATTAATTTCTTCTTTCATCTTTTTAGATTCAGGAGTTTCTTCTAATAATCTAATATCTTTTGGACCTATTGCTAATCCTTGTGATCTATTAGGTAAATCATAAACAAATATATATCCTTGTACACTTCTAACAGTCCCTATATCTCCTTCAGCAACATGCCAATGAGGAAATGATTTAGTAATTACTACTCTATCACCAACTTTATATTCCATAATATTAAAAACTAAAGCTGTTAATTTCCTCGTTTAATTTAACTTCTTCAGGAGTTAATTCTAATCCTTGTAAGCACTCTTCATAAACACTCCAACCACTAGCTTTACCATCAACATTTAATGTATATACTTGACGATTATTAATATAATCTGCTCCTATGCTTCTTATAATTCCTATATCTCCTTTTCTTACTGATCCCCATCCATGTGACTGTCTTAATATTCTAACTTTGTCACCCTCTTTAAATTTCATATTTAAAAATTAAAACTTTCTATTTCTTTTTCTAGCTTAATAACTTCTTCAGTTTTAACAGCTAGTTCTACCTCACCTTTGTAATAGTTAAATATTTTCTTAATACCATCAAATTTCACTTGAACATCACTATTATTATACATAACTACTGTACCAATAGCTGTTATCCTATAATCTGCAGGCATAGCATAAAATTTATCTCTGATAACTATTACTTGATCACCTTCTTTAAACATATTTTAAAACTTAAAATCTTCCACCTCTTTTCTTAACTTCACATATTCAGGACTAGTATTTACTAGTTCAATATCTTTAGCTTTACATAACCAACCACAATGATTAGGTAATTCTATTGTGTATCTTGTATAATCTGGAAGTTTTGTTACTCCATTAATTATTCCTATATCTCCTATATTAATAGGGCCAAAACTAAAGCTTTGAGATATAATTCTAACTTTATCACCAACTTTAAAGTCCATGTTATCCTCCTCTTTTAGCTCTAGGTACTTCTTTAATACCCATATCTTTTAAGCATTGTTTATAACCATCTTCAAATCCTTTGGTTAATAATCTACAATCTCTATCTTCATATTCTGGCCTCATTTTATTAAAATAATGAGAACTAATAGCAAATAAAGGAGCATTAGCTAATTTAACACCAAAATATCTATTAAATAATTTAATTACCATAATATTTAGGTTTATTGTTATTAATTCTTTTGTATAAATGAAAATCATCTATAGCAGCACCTACTAATATTATAATACCTATAAAAAAACTTAAAGCTAATCCAAAAACAGATAACATACTTTTCCAATTATCCTTTTGTTTTTCAAAACATACTTTATCACCTATATTATTCTTATACCAAGTGTTAGCATCTACATTTAGTTCTTCAATATAACCATCATTATATTGTACTACAAAATATGTATCTACACCTACTCTTGATGAGTGTTTAGAGTGATGTATATCTGTAGGTAATTGTTTATCAATTACTTTACCACATCTAGTATAACTATCATAGTTACCTAAATAAAATATACTTATGATTGGAACTATTAGTACTAATAATACTAATATAGTATTATCCCAATATATTTTTATGTTATTTATCATAATTAAAATGTAAATTGTTCTATAATTTCTTGTTGTTCTTTTGTTATTGTTTCTACTAACTCAAGATCACTATGTCTATAACTATTATGAATATCTTCAGATATATTCCATGTAACGCGATAAATATGATCTCCTCCATATTTATTATCATTTATAGTACCAATTTTATCTTTTGGATTATAAGGATCATCACCATAGTAATACATACTATCTTGTTTTATTTTTACTTTGTCTCCAATTTTAAATTTCATTGTATTTAAAAATTAAATTCTTCTAATTCTTTTTGTAATATAGGATCTACTGGAGCAACTAATGCTAAATTCTTTAAATATGTATTAGTACTACCTAATTTACTTCCCCATTTTACATTAGCGTATAATTCACCCTCGTAGGTTTTATCAAATCTAATAATAGTACCATCTTGATAACTAGGATGCTCAGTATTAATATTTCTTACTCTATCTCCTACTTTAAACTTTGTATTTTCCATAATTAAAAGTCAAAGTTATTTATTTCTTTTAACTGATCTTCAGATATAGTTGATATTAATTCTATTGAAGTAATCCAAAATAATGAACTAATTGTTTCATCCTCAAATTTAACAAAAATAATATCACTATTACTACTTATATTACTAACTGTGCCAATTTTATTGTATATTTTGTTAGCTAATATTTTTATTGAACTATCCTTTTTATTATTAAACCAAGTATCAGTAACTTTTACTTTATCACCTGCTTTAAATTTATTCTCTTCCATATTAGTGTCCTAATAATGTTTTTAACATATAATATTGTATTGGTTTAATTTTAGAATCAAATAAAGCTACTATCATCATCTGTTTAGGACAATTGATAGCAGCTAAATCTGATCTATTAATTAAGTTTAAATAATCTTTAACATCTTTCATCTTATTGCAATATAATATACTATCCAGTATATTAATTCAAAGCCAATAAATACAATTAAACTAGCTACTGAATTCATAATTAAATACTCTTTAGCACTAGTTTTATTATTTGATAAACTATGTATCATACCTAATACTATTATAATAAATAATAGTAGGAATATTATAAATAGATGTATCATAATTAATATCTTTTAGTAGCAAATGCATCAATTAATAATATCACTTGTCCAGCTAATAATAACCAATACCATTGTAATGCATCTATTGAGATACAAAACTTATAACTAATTACTACTCCTGCAATCCAAATGAATGCTAATCCTATGTATTTCATATTAATTTAATTTAGATATTATAATTCCTCTTGTTTCTTCTGTAACTTGTACACCACTTATAACATATGGTCTACTATATTGTATTGTGTCACCTATTTTATAAGGTTCTTGAACACTACTAGGAAACTTAAATGATTGTACTGTACTAATATTAGTACCAACTAATCTAAGTTTATAATAATATTCAGCACTATCTAACATAGGTTTCTTATGTAATTGTTGTTCTTTAGTATCTTGAGAATTTCCTAACCATATTATAGACATTATAAATACAATTGCTGATACTGCACCAAGAGAATCATTATCTGATAATACTGCTATAAAAAATAATACTATACATACTATTATTGCTATTGTTGGTAACATATTAATTTGGTTTAGTTTGTAAATAATCATTGAAGCAATCAAAGTTGTAATAATCAATACCAGTTGACTTACATGCTTTTACATATTCTTCAAAAGAACTAAATTCATAATTCTTTAATCTATTATAAAGATCTTGATGATCTTGATGAAATACAGGATTATTACTTGAATCAGTTCTATTTAAATGATATCTTAATAATCTTGTATTATCTTTAGTACTTGGTGTGGTTGGGGTTATTGTTTCCATGTGATTAGTTTAAATTGTTAATTATTTATTTTCTATACATCCTGCTCTACAGTTGTTTTCTGATTTCTTTGATACTGATGATATACACCTCCAATAAGCTCCTGTTGCAAATATATTTACTTTATTCATAGCTCCATGTATTTTACAATAAGGATATGCTTTTAGTTCTTTATTTACTACTACATTATTTAAATATACTAGTTCAAAATTAGTATTAGCGTCTTCAATTGGTATTAAATTCATAATTATTAATTTAAATATATAAAAATGCTAAAATTAGACTTATTACTATAAATACAACTGATATTATTAGTAATAAGTCATCTTTGTCATATAATCCTTTAATAAAGCTTAATATACCTAGTATACAAACTAATATTAAATAACATATAAAGAATACTATCATAATATAAATGTTATATGGCCTGTAACATTATACCAAACAACAATAGATATAAATAATATAAGTAGCCCTAATAGTGCTATAACAAAAGAAGAACAAGCTTCATCACTATTTAATTTACCACTATCTATTCTTCCTATTAAACTAGCAAAACCATATACTATTAGTATTATGCTAAATATTATAATGAATTCCATAATTATAATTTTAAATATTGATTATACTCTTTATTATTTTTAGATATTCTCTTAATGAATAACTTACCTTTAGCTGACTCATATACTGGATATTTAATATCCTTAATAACTACATAATTACCAGTATTTTTAGCTGAATCAGCTTTTTTACTAATTAATATATAATTACCATCAGCTGTTCTTGTTACATTTGGTTTGGTTTGTGCTTTTGTTATCATACTTCCTAGAAGCATAATAAATAGTATCAATAAGTTTTTCATGTTATTTTAAGTTTATGGTTGTTAAATAATAAATATAATAAATATATAAGATTTACTTCTATGCTATAACTTGTATAGTACATATTTTCAAAGTTTCATAAAATCAGTTATTTACTAATTCTAACTCATATATTTATTATAAATCCCTCTGTATTCTATTATAACATACACGTTAATTTGCTTATCTATTAATTCTTAGGATCTCTAAAGCTCGATCAAGTAATTATAATAGCTAGTCCTTGGGAAACTAGAATGATACATTGTTAGGGTAGTACAACTATTTGTCTGTACTACCAGTAGAATTTTAATATAATATGTATTACACTATGTTTGCTTTTTCAATAAATATATTATTACCTTACCTTCCTATTTGCTACTGGACGGGTTGATTGGCTACAACATTAATTAGCTAGTGAGACTAACCGGTTATATATTTATTATTAGGCACTGGTTTATTTAAGGACCCAGAATATTTCACCGTGGAGTAAACATTAGACAATTAATATAATGAGGAATCACACCTCTTTCACTATGATACACCAGGCATTTTCTGGTAGCGGAGCTGTATCACATACCGCTTTTTGAGTGTTGCTGTTCATAAACTAGCTTAATTAATAATTTAATCTGAAGGGATTAAACAAGATCATATTGCAGTCCATCAGAATCATCTGATATTACTACACCATTAATTATACACATAATGAGTTGGTTTTTGGTTAATTATTTAATTAATACATAAGGATTACAGTTAGTTGAAGTATATACTTGATCTTTATGTAGTTTATCTACTTGCATGTATCTAATACATCCATTAGGTAGATAATCTATTTCAGATACAATATATACTCTTTCAATAGTACCATTATAATTGATATCTATTATATGTTTAATGTCTTGTTCTACAATTGTAGATTCTTTCTTACATGCTGTAAATAATACAGCTAATAGTAAGATTAATAATAAGTTTTTCATGTGGTTGTTGGTTTAAATGGTTAGTTAATTGGTTAAATGTTAGATATTACAAACATATGTATGTAATAATTTGTACTAAGCATCCATAATAATGCTATTATATCAGATAATGATATCTTCTGATTTAATAGTTTATATAAGAAATACATAGTATATATCATAGATAATAATATGAATATAAATATTAAGTGATCTTGTAAGTGTTGCATAATTAGTTAATTTAAATGGTTATTACATGAATCTGTAAATGATATATTATTATCTTTTACATCTGCAATTATACGGCTACATTGAGTAAGATTAAAGCCTAGTAGATCAACTAATAATCTACAAGCTTGTAATCTATCTAATGATTTGATACAAGTTTCTATAATTAAAGAGTATTTAAATCTATAATCATTTCTTGTTTTAACTTGAGCTTCTTGAGCTATTTTTACTATTTCTTGTAAAGTGTTCATAATATTAAGGTTTAATTAGGTTAGACCATTGATTTAAACTATGATTATATTCTAGTTTAAAATATTCATTTGCATAGTTGTAATCTTCAGCACATCTGTATGTACCTTTTGATAATGCTTTATTAACAAAGAAATTGTATTTTCTACCATTAGGAGTAATCATTTGACCAACAATTATCCATTGTAAATCAAGTCCTCTCATTGGTATTGATAAATTTATTGTTAATAATAATTGTGTTTCAAATGCTGTCATAATAGTGTTATTTAAGAGTTAATATAAATTGCGGTATTGCTGATTTAGGTGATTTAGATATACCTGTTACAAATGAGTAATAGTATTTATCTACACACCTTAGAGAGCCTTGCTCATCTACATAATAGTTACTCATAATTATAAAGTTTTAATGTAATCACTAAATATAAGATATTCTTTCTTTATATTAAGATGTTGACATATAATTATACTTTCTGTTATAGTTATATCATCATTATCTAACATATTAAAGTAAATACCATCTAATATGTATCTGTTATGTGCTATTTTTATTAAGTATATATAGTATTCTAATAACATAAAAGCTATATTTAATGGTTTATAAAATGGGTTGAATTGTATTTAATTAATAAAACAATGAATATGTGATAATATTCTCAAGCGATTGATATAATATCCTCATATTCACTGTTTTAAGTTCATTTAAGCGTGTTTTATTGTCTTGTTCTTAAATAATACAGCTGTCTTTTTTAATCTCTTTAGAAGCTTTCTTTCATCTTCTGTTTTAGCAAACTTAATTGACATAATATTTGCTTGTGGTTGTTGATTTGTACTCATGATATTTAGTTTAAGTGATTTATAATTTGATTTGCTATTCATCCTTCGGAGAATGTAAAATATAATCAGTATGTGAATATCACTACTCTAATTATACTTCATCCTCTTAGACTATGAGTTAATTAATACGCATTTATCTTGTATTCTCTCTTGAATATGTAATTGATTAACAACTGTTAAATCTACATCATCAACAGATAAGTTTAATAATTCATCTAATTGACTATTATCAACAGCTGAATCTATTTGTTTAATATAATCTTGTATATACATTATAGTAAGTTTATTGGTTAATAGAAATAAAAGCACTAGAGAGGTTAATCCCTAGTGCAATTGTTGGTTAGATAATAGGTAATTCAGCTTCAACAGCAGGAGCTTCAGCAGCAACAACAGTTTCAACAACTGGATGACCTAATTGTTTGAACACTTGTTTAGGTAGTTCACCTCCTAAGACAACAGTTTTGTAAGTAGAAACTGTGTTAGCACCAATAGTATAGGCTTCAACCTCAAGAGTCAGAATCTGACCAGGAAGTAGTTTACCTACAAATGTACCAGTGATAGCAGGATCAGCACCTTTCCAGATAGGATTAGTTTTAGCAGCTGAATCTGCAAATTGTTGCCAGAAGTTACGTCTAACAGTACCAGCAAAAGGATTACTAGCATCCTGGAATTCAGCTGTGTAGAATGATCTACCGTCTTTAGCCAATTTAACTTCACCAATACCGATTAATTTTACCATGTTGTTCATAATGTAAGAGTTTGTGAGGACTTATGTTTATGCCTCTGGTTTAAGAATGTGTTAAGCACTATCAAGGGTGCAAGCCTATATACCAAGAGAACTAAGCCTCTTGGTTATGAGTTAAGAATGAGCCTAATAATACAACACTGAGAACAGTGCCAAAGAACCATATAGGAGAAAAGAATAAGCTATTGAATATAGCAAACACTAATAAGCTAATGATTGTGTATGACACAAGAACAATAGCAATTGAACTAAGAACTTTAGATAGACTCATGGTTATAAGATTAAATAGGTAAACAATTAGTTAAGGAAATTAGAAATACACAATGCTATAAGCACCCGGTTATCCACTTCCAAATTTATGTTGGGGGAGTGTTGATTAGGCTATGTTATAAAAATATATTCTCACATTTTTTAAAAAATAAAATTAAAAAAAATTTTTTAGGAAATAACAAATACTTTTATTATCTTTGTATATGAAAACATTAGTAAAAAATATACCCATTTATACAAGAAAGTTAGTATTTATTATATGTAATGACTTTATAGCTGAAGGAAAGAAGTTAAATATAATATTTGATCCTGAAGATATTGAAAGTTGTAGAGGATTAGCATTTGAAGCTAATTATAAAGGAAAAGAAGCCTATTATATATTTGTTAAAGAAGATACTTATATACCTTGGTCAGTAATAGCTCATGAAGCTCTACATGTTACTAATATGGTTATGAAAAAAGCTCATGTTAAACCTGATCATGATAATGATGAAGCACATTGTTATTTACTTGGATGGATAATTGATGAAATACATATACATTTATCAAAAGATACAATAGAAAAAGATAATAAATAAAATTATTTCTTCAATTATATTTGGATTTCTCAGATTTTTTACTTACATTTGTACTTAAGAATTAGAGAAACTTCAATAACCTAAAAAAGATGGAAGATTGTTGGAACAGGCAGATTCATGTTTCTCTAATTTAATTAAATAATATCTTTGGAAGTATAGAATGACTTCCCCTGTGTTGCTTGGGCAACAACACAAGGTTTGTTTTTAGCCCATTTTTATTTAACAATAACTTCCTCGCAAGCTCGTAAGATATATGAATTACAAATCTAAGAAAACAAAAAGAATTAACTTACTATACTTTGAGAAGTTAGATGTTAAACCTTCTCCTGCTGAATTATTAATTATGAATGTCTTAGATAAGATAAATATAATTTATTACAGAGAAGTATCCTTCAATGGATTTACTACAGATAAAGGCCATTATTACAGATATGATTTCTATATACCTTCTAAGAATTTAATAATTGAGTATGATGGTAAAGCTTATCATAATAACAAGGTTAATGATGTTATAAAGAATAAATTCTGTAAAGACAATAAGATAAAATTAGTTAGATTAAATTCTAAACACTATTATCATTTAGATTCTGAGATTAAAAGATTATTAAAATGAAACTACAACTTGAAGATAAGCTAATAGAGACTCTCTCAGCTAAGCAAAATAACTTTGTGACTATATGGTTCAGAGTTAATAATGGTGAGTGGTACAAGTCTCCTTATAGCACAGAATCAGAGTTAATACATGAACTAAGTAATATGTCTGATCTAGATCTTAGTACTTATATAGAGCTAATTAAGAATCATAGTAAATAAATATTAAATAATATTTGGAATTATCAATAATTATTATTACCTTTGTATTATAATAAAAAACATTATGTCAGAAAAGAATATATACATTGATAGTTTAGTTAGATTACTAGGAACTATGGTAATGGAAACTCAATACAAAGAAGGAACATTAGTAGGATCTAAAGAATATTCAGGATCTATTCAAGTACCAATAATTAAAGGAGTTGAGAATAGAGCTATTATTGAAAAGAAGATTATGCAATTAGTACAAGATATTTAAGAATTGCGGGTTAGAGAAGTGGTATCTCGCCAGACTCATTATCTGGAAATCAAGGGTTCGAATCCCTTACCCGCTACTACGCAAAAGAACTTCAAATTAGTAGTTATGTTCTCTACTAACCTTTTCCCAAAGGTCTTGCAGTGAGCTAGAAATAGTTTAGCAGGTTTTATTAGTTGTACCGCTCTGCATAAACAACTAATTTTAATTTAACAATATGAATGAGAAAATATTTAAAAGAAAGATAGATAAAGATAATTTCTATTATGTATATTTTAAAACATTGAATGGTCACTTATCTCTAACTAATAGAGAGCTAGCAGTTTTAATAGAACTATGTAAACTTCAAGATTCTAATAGATATTTTGATAAAGAGTCTAGAGAAGCTATTAGAGTTAAATTAGATATATCTCCATTCAACCTTAATAATATTATCAAATCTTTGAAAGATCAAAAGATGATTATGAAAGAAGATAAGAATTATATTATTAATCCTAGATTGTATGTTTCTACAACTGATAATGAATACTCAATCAACTTTAAAATAGAAATAACTTAATTATGATTATAGATACAATTGGTGCTACCTACGACTCTATGGAAGAGTTAATAGAGAGACAACATATTATAGAAGATAGAATACAACAATATATAGAAGATAAAGGTATAGCAGATAGATTTGAATCTGTAATTACTATTTCAAGAGATAATAAATACTACTTAACAGTAAAACTTATAGCAGACTAATATGGCAGTCACTTTAGAACAATTAAAAGATTTAGGTTTTAAACCTTCTAAAAGATCTTCATTATATAATAAAAAATACGATACATTAATTTATCCTTTAAATGAAACAGACTTTATCTACCTTGGTTACAATCAGTATACTAAGTCTATTAATAACAAAGTACTTTGGAAATCTTTCAAGAGCAAAGAAACTGGAGAAAGAATTACTTATCCCGTTATTCATCTAGGAGATACAGGATTTAATGAAGTTAAAGACTTTCTTAAAAGATCTGATAGTGTTGCTAACTATGCTCAACCTATGACTTTAGAAGAAGCTAATGCACCTTTAGCAGTAGAAGAAGGAAGCTCTAAAATAAATAAGGCTACTGAATTTAGTAAACAAGATCTAAAAGATATTGAAGAGTCTGTTGATATTACTAAAATAGATGGATAACTTAATAAGAAAGATAGCAGGTAAGCTTAATATTGATGAAGAGATAGTAGAGAAAGCAATTAGAACTCAATTTAGATTTGTTGCAGAGACTATACAAGAAGGTAACTTTGAATCTATTCATCTACACTACTTAGGTAAGTTTGCAGTTAAGCCGGGAGCTATTAAAAGAATAAATGATAGAAAATTAAATAAAGAACTTAGGGCTACTGAAAGGTAGCCTTTAACATATAAACTAAATATGATTGTATTACATACAATAGATCCTGAGTTTGACTTCTGGAAGTTATATCCAGAGTTTGCTAAGTTAGAAGAGTTTAAGAAACTAAAGAAAGACTATAAGAATTCCTCAGATATAATGTGGTTTATAGTACTTACTTTTTATTCTAAATCAAAGTTTATTAATATAGAATTTGAAGATAGAGTAGAGTTATTAGGTAAAGACTATCTTAAAGATAAAGACTTCTACAAAGCTAATAAGAATAAGATACAGCCTGCTGTAGACCTCTTTGAGAAGTTAGTACACTCGGCATTAGATAGGCAATTACTACAGCTTATAGAGACTCTAGATAAGCGTAGTAGGTTTTTAAAGACTATTGAATATGATTTAGAAACCTTTGATAAATATGATAAGATGATTGTAGGTACTAATGCTCTACAAATATCTTTAGACAAATTAATACAGAGTATGCAAAAAGCAGAAGGACAAGGTACTACTAAGTCTAATAGTATTCCTTCATTAGCAGATACAGAAGATATATAATATGGTAAACAACGCTAACTTCAAAACAGAGATAATTAAACTTAATCCTTTAGGGATGGAGTATAGATCATTCTGGAAAGAAGAAAGAAGAAAGTGTATTGAGGGTATGTGGAATTCTGGTATGTATATGCCAGGACCAGTATATCAATATATTAATCATTGGAAAATAGAACTTAATAAAGGTAAGAACTCTAAACAGAAAGTAATTGATCATCCATTTCTCAGAGATTTAGAATGGGAGAAAGGTAGATTATTCTTAGAGGCTAGAGGATTCTCAGGATTTGAATTTGATAACTATCATACTTGTGATAGAGAATTGAAGGATAGTTTAATGTTCTATGATGAATTCATGAACAGAAGAATAGTAGATCCTACTGAGAATGATTTTAAGCTCATTAGAGAGACTCCTAAGAGGTTTACTGAAGTAGAGTATGTAGAAGCTAGAGACTATCTTAAATGGTATCATGGTAAAGATCTAGGTAGACCTCTTATGGAGAATCAAGCTAGGAATGTAGTAGATATTGAAGCAAGGGGTGGAGGTAAATCTTTCTTTTGTTCTAATCTACTAGGATGGAATTTCTTACATGATGGAGTATTTAGATATGAAGATTTAAAAGATAAACCTAAGTCTGAGACTATGATAGGAGCTATTGATACTAAGTATTCAAGTGGTCTTATTAAGAAGGTTATCTTAGGATTTGAGAATCTTACAGGAGCTGTAGAGATGGGAGATAAATATTATCCTGCGCCTTTCTTAAAAAAATATAGTGGTACTTGGCAGAGTGGTAAAACTATTACAGCTGAGTATGAAACTAAAGTAGGAGATACTTGGATTAAGAAAGGTAGTAAGTCTATGATCTATCATAGATCCTTTAAAGATAATCCTATGGCAGGTAATGGTACTAGGCCAGGATTTGTAGCTTTAGAAGAGGTAGGTTTTATGGGTAATCTAGAAGAAGCTCTAGGACAATTAAAAGAATGTACAGCTAATGGTGCTGAGAAGTTTGGTACTATTTGGATGTTTGGTACTGGTGGTGATATGATAGGTGGAGCAACAGAAGCTGTTAAAAAAGTATTCTATGATCCTGAAGCCTATGATTGTCTAGTGTTTAATGATGAATATGAGAATAAAGGAAAAATTGGTTACTTTGTACCTGCGTGGAAAACACTCAACCAATTCAAAGACGAGCAGGGAATTACTAATGATCAAGCTGCTAAGGATCATTTAGCTAAAGAGAGAGTTAAATTATCTAATGGTAAATCTAAACAACCTCTATATGATGAATTACAAAATAGACCTGTAGTTCCATCAGAAGCATTCTTAGTACTTACAGGGAACTTATTTCCAGTAGCTGAACTAAAGGAACATCTAACTAATTTAGAGTCTACAGATAGAAAGAAAAACTTAGGAACTAAAGGTTGGATGTATAGAGATACTGAAGGTATAGCTTACTTCAAACATGAACCTAGTTTAATAGAAGCAGTATATCCTACTAAGCAATCAGCAGATCCTAAAGGAGCTGTTGTAATATGGGAACAGCCTACAGATAAAATATCTTATGGACAATATGTAGCAGGTATTGATCCCTATGATCAAGATAAAGCAGAGAACTCTGTATCTTATGGATCTATATTTATCTACAAGAGATTTGTTAATAATGATCAGACTTATCATTTACCAGTTGCAGAATATACAGGTAGACCAGATACAGCTAATGACTTCTATGAACAATGTCGAAGATTATTAGAATACTATCAATGTAAAGCATTATATGAGAATCAGAATACAGGTATTAAACAATACTTTCAAACTAAGAACTGTCTTCACTTACTACATGTACAACCTAATATTATTAAATCTATTTCTCCTAGTTCTAAAGTAGAAAGAGGTTATGGTATTCATATGAGTAAACAAATTAAAGATGAATTAGAGATTAAAGTTAGAGATTGGTTAAAGAGTGAACTAGAACCTGGAGTATTACAATTAACAAATATATTATCTATACCTCTATTGAATGAATTAATATCCTACAATAATGAAGGTAACTTTGATAGATTTATATCTTTCTCTCTTTGTATTCTACAATCACTTGAGCTTCACCAGGTTACACAAGCAGAAAATAAAGAGGAAGAATTATTAGATTCATTTTTTAGTAAAAAACTATATGTATAAAATAAATGATAGAAAAGGAAGATTAATTATTTTAGATATTTTTTATAAAGATGTCATTACTAAATACGGTAATAAGAAAAAATATAAGAAATGTTTATGTAAATGCGATTGCGGAAGAGAAAAAGAAATACTTTATCAAAATATAATAAGTAATGTAGTATCATGTGGATGTTATAAAAAAGATCAAAACAAAGAACAAGGGTTATTAAAAATTAAATTAACAGATAATTTAACTAGACAAATAAAATATTTATATGCTCAGCATAAATCAAATTGTAAATATATAAATAAATTAAATAATATTAGTATAGAAGATTATGGTAAATTAGTTTTTTCTAATTGCCATTATTGTAATTCAAATCCCAGTAATTTAGTTAAAAATAAAAAATATGGAGGACCATTCTTTTATAATGGTTTAGATAGAATAAATTCTGATTTAGATTATAGTATAGAAAATTGTGTAACATGTTGTATAAAATGTAATAGAGCTAAAAATAATATGACATACGATGAATTTAAAAATTGGGTAAAATCTATTTATAGTTTTTTTATTAAATAAATTTTGATTTAATAAATATTTTTATTACTTTTGCAAATTGATAAATTAAATGAAAGAAACAACTACAGATACTCCAGCAGAAACCTTAGCCCCCAGACAGAAATTAGCTAGAGGAGCTAAAGGAAAACAATGGGGTATACAAAATGTTGAGAATATAATTAGATTAGCTGGAGTTAGTAATAGTCCTGCTACTTCAAAAGATAGGATTAACTATGATCTTTACAATAATATTATAGATAAAAGTGATTTTACTTATGTAACTAATCCTTATGGTTTAGCAGATCAATTTCCAGCTAGATTAAATAACTACAATATTATAACTTCTAAACTTAAACTATTAGAAGGTGAAGAAATTAAAAGACCATTCAATTTTAGAGTAGCCGCTGTTAATGCAGATGCGGTATCTCAGATTGAAGAAAAGAGAAAAGGTTTACTATTACAGTACTTAGAATCTGAATTAGTTAATGAGCTAATGGCTCAAGGTATTAATGTAGAGAATCCTGAGACTGGTGAAGTTATGACTCCAGAGGAAGTAGAAAAATATATGACTTACTCTGATGCTGATATAAGAGAATCTATAGCTAACAAATTAGCTAAGTATTTAATACCTGAACAGAACTTAGTATATAAGTTTAATAAAGGATTTAAAGATTTATTGATTACAGCTAAAGAATTTTATTATATTGGTATACAATCAGCATCACCTATATGTGAAGTTATTAATCCCTTAGATTTTAAATATGATAAAAATCCTGATTTAGATTTTATTCAAGATGGTCAATGGGCTTCTCATACTAAATATTGTACTGTCTCAGAGATTATAGATGCTTACTACGAAGATCTAACTCCGGGTGAAGTAGATAGAATAGAAGGTAAAATATTTGGTAGTACTGATCTAGGTTTAGATCCTAGTGATGGTGCTCTAGCTATGACTTATGATACTCCAGTAGTTACTGATGAAGAGAATAACTCCATGGCTAACTATATACCAGTTATTAGAGTTGAATGGAAATCTCTTAGAAAGATAGGATTCCTTACTTACTTCGATGAAAATTATGAAGAACAAGAAACTACAGTTGATGAAACTTATAAGATTCAAGAAGATAAAGGTGAATCAGTAGAATGGGTTTGGATTAATGAAGTATGGGAAGGAACTAAAATAGGTTCTGATATATATGTTCAAGTAAGACCTAAGAGTGTTCAATATAGATCTATGGATAATCCTGCAACTTGTAAATTAGGTTATGTAGGTATAGTATCTAATGCTAGAAATTCTCAAGCAACATCTTTAATTGATTTAGTTAAACATCACCAATATCTCTACAATGTAATTATGTACAGGATGGAGTTTGAGATAGCTAAAGCTAAAGGTAAAAAGATGGTAATGGACTTAGCTCAGATTCCAAGATCTCAAGGTATAGACTTAGAGAAATGGATGTACTATTTTGATAGTATGGGTATTGCTTTCATTAACTCTTTTGAAGAAGGTAAAGGTAAGTTTGCAGGACAGGTATCTCAGTTTAATCAATTCACTGCAGTAGACATGAGTTTAAGCCAGTCTGTTGGACAATATCTTGGTATATTAGCTAAGATAGAGGAACAGTGTGATAGTCTCTTAGGAGTCTCTAAACAGCGTCAGGGAGCTATTAGTTCTTCAGAGACTGTAGGAGGTGTAGAAAGATCTGTTGTACAAAGTTCTCATATTACAGAACCTTTATTCTATATACATAATGAAGTTAAAAAACATGTATTAACACAACTAATAGAATGTGCTAAAGTAGCTTTACCAGAAGGTAAGAAGATTAATTATATCACTGATGATATGACTAGAGTATTCTTATCTATTGATGAGAAATTCAGAGATGCAGATTATGGTGTCTTTGTTACTAATAGTGCTAAAGAAGTTAAAGTATTAGAAGATCTAAAAACTATTGCACAACAAGCTGTAGCATCAGGTATTATATCTCTTACAGAATTAGTATCTATCTTTGATTCTGATTCAGTTGCAGATATTAAGAATACTGTTAAACAAGCTGAAGCTAAAGCAAATCAAAAACAACAAGAAGAATATCAATCTCAACAAGATCTACAAGCTCAAGGATTGCAAATGCAACAACAAATACAAAGTGAGTTACAAGATAGACTTGATAATAGAGAAACTATTAAAGGTGAGATTCAGAAAGAGCTTGCTTATATTAAAACCTTTGGAGGTATGAATGCTTCTCCAGGAGATGATGGTGATAATAATGGTATTCCAGATATTGTAGAATTCAGTAAACTAGATCAGGAAGCAGATCAACATAGAGATAAGATGACTCTAGAAAATAGGAAACTAGATATGGAACAAAGGAAGATGACTAATGATCGTGAGATAGCTGAAAAGAAAATAGAAGTAGATAAAATTAAAGCGCGTAAGCCTACAGGATCTAAGTAAAATAATAAAAGCTATAAAAAAGATCCAAAATATATTAATTAAGTAATAAAATTTGTTATATTAAAAATTAAATTGTAATTTTGCACTATGTTAAATGAAACAAACGATACTAGCAGTTTCTTAGATGAATTTGAAGATGAATCTAAATCTCCAAATATAGATGACTCAGGTAAAGATAAAAATGTAGATAATATTGAAGCTCCAGCTCCTGATGAAATTGGGATGATAGATTCAATTGATGAAGATCAATTTACAGATGAACCTGAAACTGAGAAAGAAGAAACTAAGCTTGATGAAATTAAGACTGAGGAAAATAAAGAAGAAGATAAGTTCTCTTACAAAGCTTTTTTATCTCACTTAAATGAAGAAGGTTATATTGAATTCGAAGACAGGGAAGATTTAGAAGATACTCCTGAAGTTGTATATGAATCAGTTAAGAAAACTATTGATCAAGGTATACAAAGTTATAAAGAATCTATTCCTGAGAAAGGAAAACAGTTATTAGATTATTTAGAAAAAGGTGGTGATATTAATAAGTTTATTGATACATTACAAAGACCTCTAGATTTAGATTCCTTAGACTTAGACTCTGAGAAAGATCAAGAAAAAGTTATGAGAGAATATCTAAAATCTCAGGATTATACTAATGATGAAATTGATGAAACAATTACTGATTATAAGGATGGTCTATTATTAGATAAACAAGCAAAGGTAGCAGCTAAGAAATTAGAGAAAGCTTTTGAAAAAAGAAATGAGAATCTTATTAAAGCTCAAGAACAAGAAGCAGAATTAAGAGCCCAAGAATACAATAAGAATATAGAATTAGTAAGTTCTACTATTGATAACTCAACTTCATTAGCAGGATTAGATCTTACAGCAGCGGAGAAACTTACATTTAAGAAGTATTTATTAGCTAAAGATAAAGAAGGTCTAACTACTTATGAAAGGGAGATTATGGAAGATCCTGTTAAAACTCAATTAGAGTTAGCTTATTTAAAGTTTAAGAAATATGACTTTGGTAAAGCTAAAAAACAAGGTGAAACAGAAGCTAGCAAGAAACTTAATTGGAAGCTAAAGAATAATGATACTACTGTAAAAGGTAAAAGCTCTACTGAAGTAAAAGAAGAAGAGTCTTCATTATCTGCTTTTGAATGGTTCAAAGCAAAACAAAAAGGATAATCATTTGGTAAATATTAACAAACAATTTAAATTAAAAAATAATTAATGAACGTAAACAGTTTACAACTCTATAAGGGTAAAAAGTTTGCAGGACTGACAGATAGCAACAATTTAGCTAATGCATTCTTCACTCAACCAGAAATGGTAAATAACACATTGTCATTTATCTTTGGTTGGAAATATAAGAATCCATTATCCATGTTCACTGGTGGTCTTGGTAAAACTAGGATACTAGGAAATAGAGAATATCAATGGAGTTTAATGGGCGACTTAGAACGTCCAATCTCAGTAGTGAGAAATTTAGGAGATGGTGGATCAACACCAGGTTTAGGTGGTCAAACCTTTAGGGTTGTATTAGCTGAGAAAGAATTTGTTTCTGGTGAGGTATTAATTCCAGATGATAGAGATTATCCAGTTATTGTTAAAGGAGATGCTATTCAAGAACCAGATGGATTTATCTATACTCTACAATTAGTAACACCAGATAAAGCAGCTTTTATTCCACTAGCATTACTTGCTCCAGGAAAAGAGTTCTCTAAAGACTTCTCAGCATTTGAAGAAGGATCTAGCAGGTCAGGTATTACTACTTATGGTTCTCCTTTCCAACTAAGGAATCATTTGACTACTCAACGTAAATCACATGAAATTACAGGTTCTGCTCAAACAGATGTAATGGCTGTAGTAATGAAAGATCCTAATTCAGGTAAATCTTCTTTCTTATGGTCAGATGTACAAACTTGGACTTTCTTAACACAATGGTACAAAGAGCTTGAAAGATCTCAAATGTACTCTATCTATAATGCTAGTTCTACAGGTCAAGTAGATCTATTAGGAGAAACAGGCCGTCCAGTATATATTGGAGCAGGTTTGCGTCAACAAATTTCACCTTCTAATAAAAGGTTCTATACTAACTTAACTGAGAATGTTATTCGTGAGTTTATGTTAGATCTAACCTATAATGTTAAAGGTGATGGTGATGCTAAATTTGTTGCTATGGCAGGATGGGGTTTCATGGACTTATTTGATAAAGCTATGAAACAAGCAATTGCAGGTTGGACATTAGTTGACTCTAAGTTTGTTACTGGCTCAGGTCAGAATTTAACTCTAGGAGGTCAATTCCTAACTTACAAAGGTATTAATGGTATTGAGATGACTGTAGTACATCAGCCTCTTTATGATGATCCAACACACAACAGGAAATTACACCCAGTTACTGGTCGTCCAGTAGAATCTTATAGGGCAACCTTTATTGATTATGGAATGTATAATGGTGAATCAAACATCATGAAAGTTGCTAAGAAAGATCGTGAGTCAGTTATGTGGTATACTGGTGGTTCAACAGGACCTCAAGGACATAATAGCTCTAGCTCTACAATGGGTTCATCTACCTTTGATGGTTATGCAGTACATGCATTATCTGAAACTGGTATTATGTTGCAAAATCCAATGAGTTGTGGTGAATTGATTTTAGCAATAGCCTAATAATTAAATATTTAGAGAGGGGGAATTAACCCCCTCTTCATTATAAATTTTATGAACAAAATAGTAAAAATACAATTAGTAGATAAGAAAGGACAAACATCCTTTAATGGTAACGTAAGATATAAAAATACTAAAGATTATTTAACACCATACTACGATAGTAAATATAAATTATATACAGGACTATCTGAAGCAGATGCAACTAGATTAGGAAAAGAACTAGGTAGAGACTTAGGACCTAATTCACAATATTGGCATGATTACTCAATTATTATGACTAGTAAAGTTAAAGAATTGGATATCACTAATGCAGAAAATGAATTAGCTTATTTATTTCTATCAGGAGGTCATTATAGAGTTGCTAATTCTATTACAGATCCTGAGATTGGGATTAAAGATTATTATATTGTAGACGAAAATAAAGAAGCTGAGTTAGTTAATAACAGAGCAACAATTAAGATTAAAGCTAATAAGTTATTTTCAGCTTTATCTACAGATAATAAAAGAGATATACTTAAGTTATATCCAAACTATGTTAACTCTGATAGTGTATCAGCAGACATTTTAGAAGCAAGGTTATATGGTTTAATGGAAGCAGATCCAGCTAAATTTGTAGAACATGCTGAAGATAAAAAAAGAGACTCTAAAGTATTCTTAAAGAATTTAGTTAATGCTGCAATTCTTAGAAAGAATAAATCTTCATATTACTATGGAGAAGACTTTATAGGTCATGATGAAGAATCAGCTATTACCTACTTAGATAGTGCAGATAGACAAGCTTTAAGAATTGACTTAATGTCACAATTGGAGAAATCAAATAAAACAAGAAATAAATAATGACTATACAGGATTTTCATAATAACTTTAATATAGAAGTTGATAAAACTTTAGATTTTGAATATCCTTATATGTTACCTGAGCAGATTGATTACTGGCTTAATAAGGCTCAAGATCGATTTATAAAAGAAAGATTATATCCAAAAGATCCAAGAGCTAAAGGGTTTGAAGAAACCCAAAAGAGAATTGAGGATCTTAGGACAATAGTTAAACCATCTGGAGCCATTACACCAGTAACTTCAGGAACTAATTATGTAACTACATTACCAAATGATTATTTATATTTAGTTCGGCATAGGTGTACTACGAGTTCTACTTGTGGTGTTAAAAATGTAGGAGGTATCCTTACTAAAGAGGAGTTTCTTAATCAAATGATTAAAGATCCTTTTTGGAAACCAACCGCAGAAGAACCTTTATATTATTTTATAGGTAATACAATAGTTTATGAAACCTTAGGTAATTTCTTAATTACTCAGACTAATATAACTTACGTTAAAGATCCTCTAAGATTACAATTAGGTTCACAATATACAACAGTAACAAGCGATGTTGGTTGTGAGCTCCCAGAGCAGTCTCATCAAGAGATTTTAGATATTGCAGTATCAATGGTATTAGAAAATATAGAATCACAAAGGTATCAAACAAATTTAAACGAATTAAAAAACAATTAAACAATTAAAAAATAATGGTAACAAATAGAGTTTTTAAAGTTAAAGCAACTAATGGTGTGACTATGACATCTTTAGCTGATACAACTGTAGGAAGGTATCTAGTTATTAAAGAAGATGGATCAACTGTTGTAGCGGCTACGCCCTTAGACAGAGAAGATAAAATTCAAATTGTAGTTAATACTGCAGTAGGAAAAGACTTTGGAGATAAAATACGTGTAGGTGATATAACTTCTTACCTTACTCAGGCTTATGCAGCTAGAGTAGAACAAGTAACAACACTTACTCCAGGTACAATTGTAGCAGGTCAGGAATATACAGTATCAGTGATTCTTAAATCAGATAAAGAGATTCTTCAAGCTAGGCAAAATAAAAGGACTTATACTGTAGTAGCAGTGACTGGTGAAACAGCAACTACTCTAGTAGCTAAGTTTGTAGCTCAGATTAATGCAGATCAAGCATCTAGTGTTACAGCTTCAGGAACAACTACTTTAGTACTTACAGCTAAACCTGTATCTGCTGATAGGTTGAATGAAACTGAACAGCAAAATGTATTTGATGTATTTGCATCAGTTATTGATCCTACAACTTATCCAATTGGATTCCCTCAAGCTTTTGGTACAATAGTAGCAACTACTGCTCCTTCATTTGGTCAAGGTCAATATACACAATTAGTAAGGTTAGAACAATTGAGTCAAGGTTATAAAGGTAATACTAATAGGACTTTATTCCCTGCAAATCCAGTAATTTCTCAATTAACAGCAGGAGGTACTTATGATGTAGCAGTTATTGAATCAGATAACAGACATGATACTAATGTTGTAGTTGAAGGTGAAAAACATGCACCTATTACAACTATTGTAGCAGTAACAGCAGGAGCTAGTGCAGGTTTATTTGCAATCTTTGCAAGGTTAGCACTTTCAGGTGATGTAGCTTAAGTATAATTAACTAATTAATTAATAGAAGGAGTAACTTTGTAGAAATACTAGTTGCTCCTTTTTAATATAAAAATAAATGAATCCTTTAGAAACAAATTATAAAGTTATAAAAGTATCTAGGGCAGATGCAGCAGCTAATAATACTATATTCCCTGATAACACAATTATAGAAGTATATGAAAATACTCAGGAATTTAGAATAGGTGATGGGGCTACTCCTTTTAATAGTTTAGCGGTACTAGGAGGAATAACTGGTACTTCTGTAACTTCTGTAAATACTAGAACAGGAGCTGTTACACTTACTTCTGCTGACGTAGGATTAGCTAACGTAACTAATACTACAGATGCTAATAAACCTGTCTCTACAGCTCAGCAAACAGCGTTAAACTTAAAGGCTAACTTAGCTTCTCCTACTTTTACAGGAGTGCCTTTAGCTCCTACAGCTGCTGCTACAGATAATACTACACAATTAGCTACTACAGCATTTGCACCTAAAATGTTAATTAAAACAGCATCAGGTACAGGAGCTGCTCTAAGCTTTAGTATACCCCACGGTATTACTGGTATTACTACTGCAAATGCTGTCTCTGTAGACCCTAATAATGCTGCTAGTGCAGGAGTTTCATACTCTACAATAGATGCTACTAACGTTAATATATTTTATACAGTAGCTCCAGTAACAGGTACTAACAATTTATCTTTTTCTATAATTATAAAATAATAACAAATGGCTCAATCTTTAGGAAGTACAAGTTTTGATACTGTAGCAGATTTAAGAAATTCTACTGGAGAAAATAAAGCTCAAGTATCAGTATTAGGATTAACAGCTTTTGATGATTCTAATGGTGGTAACTATATGTGGAGTGATTCTGAAACTGGAGCTGATAATGGATTTACAATTATCAAAGCTACTAATAGTGCTACAGGTAGATGGAAGAGATTACCTAATTCTAATACAGTTAAAGGTAGTTCTACTTTTAGCTCTGTTACATTACAAACTGCTTATGTAGTACCTCATAATTTACCTTTTACTCCTTTGCAAGTTTATATTCAACCTAGAACAGTTGCAGCAGCTGTTGTTAGTTGGGTAAGTAATATTAACTCTACTAGTTTTACAGTTAATTTTGCTACAGTACCAATAGTAGGTACGTTAAATATAACAATTGACTGGCTCATCATTAAACAATAATAAATTAAATAAATACAAATGGCAAATTTCTCCCCAAATCTAAGTTATTCTACAATAGGCTTATGTGCTACATTAGTAGCTACAGACTTTTCTAATTATCTTGATAATACAGATGATGTATCTGAAGCTTCAGTAAGATCTAAAGTATGGATATTTAGAGATTCTAGTGGTAACATTATTAAACAGGAAACTACTTTAGGTAATGTATACTCTAGTTCTTGTAGTATATCTCTACTAACATTAAATATAAGTGTTACTCTAATTTTATCAGTACTGAGAAATGGAGTATACCAAACTTACTCTATACAAAGTGGAGTACTAATTCCTTGTTTAGGTATTTAAATTTGGAAATAATAAATATAAATAGTATATTTGTAAAAATAATAAAAAATGTGTAGACTATGTAGAGAACATAATTGTAATTGTGATTACAGAAATACTACTAGTAGTAATATTAGAAACATAAATCTATTATTAGAAGGTAAAAGTGCATATGAAATAGCTAGGCAGAATGGATTCCAAGGAACAGAAACTGCTTGGCTACTATCATTAAAAGGTCAACCTGATCCAGCAATTACTAATGATCTACAAGATCAAATTAATGCTTTACTACTAAGAGTAATAGCTTTAGAAAATGGTACAACTCCTCCTCAACCTAATATAAATAATTATGCAAATGATTATGTTATGGAAGGTTATGTAAACTAATTTAAATAATCAAATGGCAATTACTATAAGATCAGTAAAAGGATCAAACTTAACTCCTACAGAAGTAGATAATAACTTCTTAGAAGTACAATCATTAGCTAGTACAGCTCAAGATACAGCAGACTTAGCTCAGACTAATATTGATTCTGTAGAGACAATAGCTAATACTGCTTTATCTACTGCTAATAGTGCTCAAACTTTAGCTGGTAATGCTGTACCTTTAGTAGCAGGATCTAGATTAATTACTAATATAGAAGGATCTAAGTTAGCTGGTATAGCTACTGGAGCTACTTTAAATGATACAGATGCTAATTTAAAGAATAGAGCTAATCATACAGGTACTCAAGCAGCTACTACTATAGTTGAGGACAGTACTCATAGATTTAGTACAGATACAGAGAAAATAGCTAATATTACAGGTAATTCACAAGCCTCTGTTTTAACAGGATCTCTTCAACCAGAAACTTTAGATTACTTATATAAAATAAAAGCGGTTTCAGGAGGTGGTATTGATTTTTTTACGCTTAGCCAAGTAGACAAAGCGATAACAGAAATAAAAAGAGTTGGCGCATATACCAAACTGAAACGCCTTTCTTTTGCGTCTGGAATTAATTTAGCATCTGCATTGGTTCATGTGGTAGGTCAAATGACTAACACTGGTTTTGTTGAGGCTGATTTTACACAAGACAAAGGTTTTAGTTTAACTTCTAATTCAGGTAAATCATTAGATACAGGCCTAATACCAACTGCAGAAGGTTTATCGAACACGAATTTCTCTTTTGGGATCATGGTTTTAGATGAGCAAACTACGAATTCTCCTGCTGCTATATTTTCAGACAGTCCCGCCTCTGGTGCGTCTGCATTATCTTTACAAGATAAATCATTCGGTATAGGGTCTGCTGGCGCGGCTGTATTTGGCGGTGGTGTTGAATTCATATCAGCCTCTTACGGTTCTAATATTTATGGATTTTTCATAAACGGATATAAGCTTTATGGAAATACGACCACAATAGCGGCTACGTTGAATTCTGAACTTAAGCTTTTTAGGGGTACGTTTAATGGTGCTCCTGTTTATTCAAAAACATCGTTGGGATCTTATTTTGTAGGGGAGTATTTAACAGATGTTCAAATTAAAGCTGTATCAAATGCGCTTAAAGCATATGAAGAAGCAATAGGACGCGTATCCACTGTTGGTGGTAAAGTCACGTTTGAAGGTGATTCTAATACTGCGGGGAAGGGTATTACCAATCCTTCTGATATAACATCAAGCCAGGTAGGTAAGGCTATAGGATTTAGAGTTGAGAATTTAGGGTCTAGTGGTAGCCAATTAAGGCAAGACACGCCTACGCTGAGCGCAATAGGATTGTTTACGGGGTACAGGGATATAACTAAAACAAAAAGGAATATCCATGTAATGATGCCAGGCACTAATGATAGGAATATTGGTGACCTTACTACAGATGGAAATACGACCGTTATTTCTGATTTTATCAATAAGTATGGAGTTATAGTTTCCGTATTTAAAGCCGAAGGCAATAAAGTTGTAATAGTGTCTCCTCCTGGGGATGCTTCTGGCGCATCTAAAGTAAAACAACAAGCTTATGTTGATGCTTGCGCTACCGTTGCTAATAGCAGATCAGTAGTATTGGTTGATATTTATAATTACATGTTAGACGCAACCGCTACAGGTGCTTTATCTGAACTTATACCTTTGTTTCTGCAAAATGATAACCTTCACTTAAGCACAGCGGGGCATGCGTACTTAGTTTATCCTATTGCCTTAGGTATTCAAGGACGCGTAGTTAGAAATCCCACGTTCGATTTTCCAGAGGTTGCCGCTGGAGGAATACAGGAAATTACCGTTACAATGCCAAGTGTTAAAATCGGTGCGGATATAGAGATTACAAATGTGCCTGTAACAGGTTTAATATTTCAAGCGTATTGCGCTACTGACGGAGTGGTTACTATGAGAGCAACAAATCTGACTGCTGCTGCAATTAACCCTGCGGCAATGAAAATAAAAATCGTAGCTAACGCTCTATAACATAATATAAATAATGGCATTAGAAACTAAATTAGAATTTGTATCAATAGATAAAACAGGAGCTATTATTAAACTAAAAGATTCTACAGGAGCTTATAGTATTAATAATAGTACTGGTTATAATTTTCCTAATACTTCTATTGGAGATATAAGTAAAGTAATATTAACAATATCTGAATTTGACAGCAATAAAGTATATAAACAAACTTTTAGTAGAGTATCTGATATAGCTCATCCAGAGTATATTCTTACTCCTACTATTAATCAATTAACAGCAGGTACAGAATTTGAAGTTAGTGCTAGATCATTAGGATTATCTACAATATACACTCCTTTTGAAGATGGTGTATTAAATATTAATATGTATAGTCTAACTACTAATATTAAGACTGGTATTATAGCAGCTATAGGAACTCCTTTTATATTAGGATCTAACTTAGATAGTTATTTACAATATGATAGTATATTAATTGGAGATACTATATATGATATAGATAAAACTAAAACTACTAATGGAGGTACAATACTTCATTTAGTACAAGAGATACTAGTAACAGCTAATAGTTTTACAGCTTTATATAGAGCTAATACTAAAATTATAATTGATATGGGAACTAAGACTTACTTATATAATTTAGTAGGTAAACTAGCTCATAATAGTTGTGATTGTAACTCTAAGACTAAAGATCTATTATTAGATATAGAAATCTTTAAATGGGCCTCTCAGTACGCTTATAATAGTGGAGACTATATAGAAGCCAACAAACTAATTAAAAGCGCTTACAAGGCAGCTAAATACGTTAATTGCATATAATAATGAGTACACTTACACTAGATGAATTTAATACTTCTAAAACTAGATTTAATAAACTAGTCTATGATAAGATTATGGAGTATTATAATAGCAAGAGATATGGATTAAATTATGATTCTGAAGTATACAAAGAACTATATTTATATATCCTAGTAATAAATTCTTGGGAACAAGATAAGTTTAATAGTATAAACTTTAGTAATTATTTGAATAGTAATAGTATACAGTTTATATTTAACAAAATTAATAAATTAATATAATGTGTGATCAAGATTATAACGACGATTTTATAGAAACTCCTGTTAATTTAACAAGACAA